GTACGCAAACGCAAAAGAGGGATGCCCAATTTATGTCTGCCACGCAGATGGCAGCAGCGTCACATTCAGATCAGCGTTCAAGACTTCCGGATTTATGCTGAAGCAAATTCTCATCTGGGTGAAAGACAACTTCACACTTAGCCGCCAGGATTACAACTGGCAGCATGAACCAATTATTTACGGATGGAAACCGGGAGCAGCACATCCCTGGTTTGGCCCATTCAACGACTCAACCGTTCTCGACTTCGCGACGAAAGACCTGGACACATTGAGCAAGACGGAACTCGTAAAGATAATCGAGACAGCAAGAGAGTCATCGACAATCATCCGCGAACCACGACCACGCAGAAATTCAGAACACCCGACCATGAAGCCCATCAATCTCATCACTCGTATATTGAGCAACTCGGCAAATCGTGACTCGGTTGTTCTGGATCCATTTGGGGGATCAGGATCCACACTCGTCGCAGCTCACACACTCGGAATGACCGCAGCCCTTGTAGAATTAGATCCCATTTATGCAGATGTCATCTGCAAGCGTTGGCAAGAGCTCACCGGAATCCTTCCGGTCAATGAACTCACCGGCAAACCTTACGATTTCATAGGAAGCGACAATGCCTAATCCCCCGAAACCAATCGAGCAGAAGCGCAAGCTTGGCAATCCAGGAAAGCGCCCACTTCCAGAGAAGACAAACCTGATCGCATTACCAATGGCAAATGGAATACCAGAACCACTTCGACCACTTGGATCAGAAGGACAAAATATGTGGGAAAGAATCTGGAGCGCAGGACGCGCATGGATTTCTCCAACCACAGACATCGAGCATGTCATGATCCTCTGCGAGACAATGGATGAGAGAGTTCAACTTCGCGCCATAGTTTTCAGAGGTGGAGAGTGGCGCGATCGCGTAGCACTTCGCCATCTTGATCATCAAATAACCGCAATGCTTTCCTTGATCGCATTCAACCCTGTCGAGCGTTCACGCCTCGGACTTGCAGAAGTGCAAGCACAGACACGCATCCAGGAATTGATGACGCGAGCTCGTGGGTAAGAAGAAAATACATTCATGGCCGCCGCGTTGGATAACGCCGGTGGAATTAGCAGACCGCAAACGCGGAGACGGCGCACTTTATTCTGAATTTGCAGAAGCAGTATGCAGAGTAACCAAAGACTCAGTAGCTGCACCAGCCGGCGAACTTTTACATCTTCGCGATTGGCAAAAGGAACTTCTCAACCATGCACTCGCAAGAAGAGCAGACGGCCGCTTCAAACACAGAGTCGCCCTAGTGGGCATGGCAAGAAAAAATGGAAAGAGTGCGCTCGCAGCTTCGATGGGTTTATCGGCGCTAACACTTGGCGGCAACGGATCAGAAATTTACTCATGCGCAGCAGATCGAGATCAGGCACGCATCGTATTCGGAACAGCAAAGCGAATGGTTGAACTTGACCCGGAACTTTCCTCGATGTTCACCCTTTACCGCGATGTAATCGAATACAAAGACAAGGGATCCGTTTACCGCGCACTTTCAGCAGAGGCATACACGAAAGAAGGACTCAACCCTTCACCGATCGTGATCTTTGACGAAGTCCATGCGCAGCCAAACCGAGAACTTTGGGATGTTATGTCGCTCGCAGGCGGAGCAAGATCCGACTCACTTCTTCTCGGCATAACCACAGCAGGAGTAAAGACGCAAGCAAACGGCCAGGACAGCCTGGCGTATTCGCTTTACCAATACGGCCAGAAGCTCGTAAAGGGAGAGCTTGTAGATCCGTCGTTCTTCTTTGCCTGGTGGGAACCGAAGAATCCAGAAGCAGACCACAGAGACAAGCAGCTCTGGATTGAATCAAACCCCGGCTTCGCCGATATCGTCGACGCCGAAGATTTCGAGAGCGCAGTCCTTCGAACCCCAGAAGCAGAATTTAGAACGAAGCGAACCAATTGCTTCGTCTCCACAGCAACCGCCTGGCTTCCGACAGGATCATGGGAAGCCTTGATTGATACAGAGAGAACACCAGAGCAAGGCGAAGATGTGATCCTGGCATTTGATGGAGCATTCTCAAACGACAGCACAGCTCTGATCGCCTGGCTACTTGGCGGAGACAAGCCGCACCTTATGGTCGTAGGAATTTGGGAGCGACCAGAGGACGCAGAGCAGGGATGGCATGTGCCGGTGGCCGAAGTCGAACAGACGATCATCGACACATTCAGAAACAGCAACTACCAAACCAAAGAGATCGTGTTCGACCCGGCACGCTGGCAGCGAACCTTTATGGTTCTAGACGAGCAAGGGATGCCAGTCGTTTCATATCCAAACAGCGCAGAGCGCATGGTTCCAGCAACGCAAAAATTCTACGAAGCCGTAGTGAATCAAAGCTTCACTCACGATGGCGATGAAAGAATGGCAAGGCACATCACAAACTGCGTCACGAAGCAATCATCTCGGGGCGTCATGGTTGCGAAGGCAAGCTCGAAAAGAAAAGTCGATGCGGCCGTAGCAGCAATCTTCGGATATGACAGAGCAACGCAACCAGCAGAACCAAAGCCACCGGTGGCCAGGTTCTTCTCGGTTCAACTTTAGGAGCGCAATGAAAAAAATAGACTTCTCACTCGTAGCAGAGGTGACTGGCGTAGCATTAGCAACCACAGGAATAGCAATGTTCTCATTGCCGCTCGCATTAATTACACTAGGCACATTCCTAGTATGGATAACAGAAAAGGCTAACTGATGAGTCTATCGAAGCGAATCAAAGCAGCAGAGCAGAAGCGCACAAACAATAGTCAATGGGTCGAACCACTTATCCCAGGACGCCCTGCTTACATGGCCCCATCTGGAATCGATGTCAACGCAGACTCAGCGATCCGCATGTCAACAGTTTATGCATGCATCCGATTGCTTGGCGATACGATTTCTTCATTGCCACTTTCAGCATATGTTCGACGCGGCCGAAACAGAATCTCATACGCCAGCGTTTACGGAGAGCAACCACTATGGGTAAGCAAGCCAAACCCAGAAGCATCGCGTGTCGAATTTTACGAACAGATCATCGCTTCACTTAATATTCATGGCAACGCATTCATCCTGACGGTTCGCGACGACATGGGCGAAGTCCAAGAAGTCTATTGCGTACATCCAGACGATGTTCGCATCGAAAGACCACGCCCAGGCGAACCACTTGTTTACAAAATGAAAGACGCAGAGGGATCCTTTACACGCATTCTGACATCACGCGAAATGAAGCACATCCCACTCTTTAGACTTCCAGGATCCATGTACGGCCTCGGCCCAATCGCAGCAGCTCGACTCACGATCGGTGCAGCGATGGCAGCAGACACATACGCAGCTGCATACTTTGGCAACGCGGCAAACCCTGGCGGCGTCATTGAAGTGCCGGGCGAATTAACAGAAGAGCAGGCAGGCGACATCGGCCGCGATTGGAACATCACTCACACAGGCCCATACCGCGCAGGCAAGATCGGAATCCTTTCAGGCGGCGCACAATTTAGACCGCTGACACTTAACGCAGCAGACGCACAGCTGCTAGAAGCCCGGCGCTTTAATGTTGAAGACATCGCCAGATTATTCAGAGTACCGCTGAGCCTCCTCGGACACCCGGTCGCAGGAGCAATGTCATTCGCCAGCGTTGAAGCACAGAACCTCTCATTCGTTCAGCACTCACTTCGCCCATTATTGGAACGAATCGAGCAATCACTTTCTGAATTACTTCCAGAGCCGGACGGCTTCATCAAGTTCAACCTTGACGCATTGCTTCGCGGAACCACACTCGAGCGTTTCGATGCCTACACAAAGGGCCTGCGCGAAGGTTTCCTATCCTTAAACGATGTCCGATCAGTCGAAGATTTGGCCCCACTAGGCGAAGCAGGCGATCAATACAGAGTACCGCTGCAAAATATCGACGCAGCGGATGCACCAGATGTCGGCCTGAAATTACGATCAGAGATCGCAGCAAGCCTGATCCAGGTCGGCTTCGATCCAAAGGCAGTAACAGAAGCGGTCGGATTACCACCGATGGCCCACACAGGACTGCCATCAACGCAGCTGCAACAAATATCAACAATTGATCCAGCAGATCCGCAAAGCGTCTACGAAGTCAATTCAAGAGAAGCACGCAGCGAACAGCCGCACATGGTTCTGCAAGTTCCAGAACCAACCGTCAATGTTGCAGCTCCAAATGTAACAATTGAACCGGCGATGGTTATGCTTGAGTCACCTCAAGTCAATGTTGAAGCGCCAAATGTCAGCGTTGATGCACCGACAGTAAATGTGACAAATACAATCGAGCGCAAGAGAGTTCGAAAGAAGATCATCCGAGACGAAAACAATCTAATTGTTGAAGTCATTGAAGAATTTGTTGAAGGGGAAGAATAATGGCAACAGGTCTAAGCGCTTACCTTGCTAACAAATTTCTAGATGCCGTTGGCAATGCCACCGCTTACTCAGCAGCAACAGTCTATGTGAAACTTCATATCGGCGATCCAGGAGCAAACGGCACAGGCAATCCAGCAACAGAGACGACTCGGAAAGCGGCTTCATTCGGTGCAGCAACGGCCGGTGGACTTACATCCGATGCAGACATTTCCTGGACAAACATCGCAGGCTCAGAAGATGCCACCTTCTTTTCAGTATGGGATAACTTGTCAGCTGGAAACTTCTTATTTAGCGGAGCGGTAACAGGCAACGCATACACAGCAGGCGACACCTTCACAATTCCAAGTGGATCACTAACCGCGTCCCTAACGCTCGCGAGCTAACACATGGCTCAATTCGTCCTTGATACTTCGAAACTTGATGTTGATGTATTAGGCCCGATCACCTTCGCCACAGCAAGCGCTTCATTAGGATCCGTAACGGCAACGGCAACGGCAGAGATCGATAACATCGTCGCAGCCAATGCACCTCTCGGAGCATTGATCGCACAGGCAACCATTCCACAGCCAACAGTTCAAACTGCTGGTTCGCTTGGAGTTCCGAATTACATTCAACCAAACATCATCACGACACAGATAAAGCAACCAAAGAAAATAAAAGGACAAGCAAAGACACGACTAGGCGCGATGAAAATACAAGCAACATCAAGAATAGATTTCTCTGTGCTTAACGACGACGCAGAACTTCTTCTACTGATCTAGGACAAAAATGCCATATTTGATAAGCGATAAGCAGAGTGACTG